CCATTTAGAAAATATATTGCAGGTTTTGGTGATGGTACAGGTACTGCTACTGCTTACTTTACAAATGAAGATACAGCAATGGTAAACCGTATGGTTCAAGATGTATTGCAGAGACAGCAAGTAGGTGCAGCTATGAAACTATATATGGATCAGGTATTTAGTGGTGGTTCTGTTAGTGACACATTAAGTAGGTTTATTGAATTTGATGCAACATTAACTTCTGCTTCATTAAGTGTTAACCCTGATGATGCACAAACAGTAAGCGTAGAATTTAGACCTGCTGTACAGCCTACATTTGATTTCTCTGGTGTTGCATAAAAGGTTGAGTTTATTGTAGATATGAATTAGACTGATATAGTAATAATATTATTTTTATGGCATCAACCAAAACTATGCGAGCAATAGATCGCTTGCGTAAGGCTGCAAACTTAGAAGCTACAAAAAAAGAAGTTACATTATCTGATGGAACTGTTTTTGAAATGTGGGTAACACCTCTTACATTAGCTGAAAAAGAAAGAGCACAGAAAATGGCAAGGTCTGATGATGCTAATGAATTTGCTTTACGTTTATTGTTAACAAAAGCACAGGATGAAAATGGAGAGAAACTATTTCAAGCAGGTGAAATAGATGTATTGAAGAATGAAGTAAGAGATTCTGATTTACAAAAGTTAATGTTAACGATATTAAAAGAAGAGGAAGAACCTTTAGACCCAAAAGACTAAGTGCTGAACTGCGTAAAGATGGATTAATGATGTTGCAGTTTGGTATTGCAAAAGAGTTAGGTATGAGTCTTACACAAGTAAGACAGATGACATTAGAAGAGGTTTTAGGTTGGAGTGCTTATTTTCAGGTATTAAATGAAGATCAAGAAAAAGAAATGGAAAAAGCTCGTAGACGTAGGTAAATTTCATATTTTAGTTTAATATATAAACAACAGTAGTCAGGAAAGTAGTGGCCTCTAATTATCAACAAACGATAGTTCTTAATGTTGATAAAAGGCAGTTAAAAGCAGCTTTTAAAGAATTAGGTCTTGTTCAAAAAAGAATACAAAAAATAAACCAAACAGGTTTACAACTAAATCGTGTTAGGTCAAGAGCAAGAAATATTCAAGGTACAGGATTAAATTTAAGTACAAATGAAAATAGACAAGCTCCAGGTAGAAATCCTAGTGCAAGAGTAAAACAACAAACTGCTGCTTTAAATAAAGCTAATGCAGCACTTAATAAATATGTTCGTACATTAAGCACGGCTGATGGAGCACAAAGAGGATTTATTGGTTCTGCTAATAAAATGAGTACACAAGTCTCTGCATTAAGAGACAGGTTAAGAGGTTTAGCTCGTAGTAATTCAGAATATAGATCTACACTTCAGGCTGTACAAAGAGGAGAACAAGCTTTATTTCAAGATAGAAATAAAAGATTAAGAGATCAAGCTAATAGTCTCGGTAGAAGTGGAGAGAAAGGAGGTACAGGAGATTTAGTAACAAGTTTATTAAATGAAGATGTTGTTCAATCTATAGATGGTTTAAATAATTATGCGTCTAGATTAAATGCACTTAGAGATATAGTTAAAATTAATAGCACAGCATTTGACCAGCTATCTCAGAAAATAGTTCAGGTAAATGAAGCATTAGAAAAAACACAATTTAAAAAAGTAGAAGAAACAACACAAAAAAGATTTCCACAAACAGAATTAGGAAGTCCACAAGAATTTCAACAACGTCAACAATTTGCAGAAAAAAGACAAGTTATAGAAGAACAAACTGCAAATATAACAAAACGTATTAATGATTCAAAACTTAAAGCAGTTACGAAAGAAAAGTTATTAAATGATTTAAAACGTAGTGGTTTAGAGTTAGAAAAAAATCAATTTAAAGTTGCAAAACAAATAAATATTGAAACTCAAAAAAATCTTTTAGCACAAGAAAAATTACAAGCAAGAAGAGAAAGAATAATGAGTAGTACCTTAATTGGTGGTGGTTTTCCTTTGTTATTTGGTGGTGGTCCACTTCAAGCTGCTGCTGGTGCATTGGGTGGAAATATTGGAGAACGAGCTACTCCTGGAGGTGGCTTTGCTGGTTCTATTGCTGCCACTGCTGCAATAAATTCAATACAACAGTTTGCTGAAGCTGCTAGACAAGTAGGTAACTCTTTAAAAGATGCAAATTTAGGTTTAGAAAAACTTGAAGAACTTGGATATAAAGTAGATGCTTCAACTAGAAGGCAAGTAGAAAGTCTATTAAAGGTAGGAAAAGTACGAGAAGCTGAAAATCTTGTAAATCAAAGGTTTGCTGAGATTATTGGTCCTGAAGCTGTTAGGTCATTAATTAATTTAGATACTGCATTTGATGATTTACAAAAAGAAAGTTCAAAATTATTCTTACAATTATCAGCCGAGTTAGCACCTACATTAACTACTATTACTCAGGCAGTAACTTTACTTTCTCAAGTCTTAGCAAAGATAAATTTAGAGCAAGCTTTAAGTGCATTATCTACTGGATTTAATATCTTTAGAAGTATTGCAGACATACTTGAAAAAATACCAGGATTTGGTCCGACTACTTCTGGTGATAACAATGATTTATCAACTGGTTTAACTGATTTAGGTACAGGTGGTGTAGGTGGCACTACAAATGGTGGTACTTCATCTTCTCAAGACTTTTCTAAATTTGATTTAAATATTTTAAATAAACGTATTGCATTGCAAAAAGAAGGCAGTGATTTGTTAAATGAAGAAGTTGTTCGTAAAAAACAGGCACTTATTATAGCGGAACGAGCACTTGCTATTGCTCAAGCTGATGGAAATGCAATTAAGATAGCTATTGCAGAGAGAACTGCTGAACTTAAAACTAACGAGTTAAACACTGCTGTTGATGAAAAACGAAAAAACTTAATTGATAATACAATCGGTAAATTACAGGAAGAGAAAACATTTTTAGAAGAACGTTTAACTTTAGGAGAAGATAAAGCTGAAATAGAAAAAACAATTAGAGATTTAGTAAAAGATTTACCTCCCGAAAGACACGCAGAAGTTAGAGCTTTAGTAGAAGGTAATGAGGCATTAAAAGAAAGAAATAAGATATTAGATGAACAAAAAGCAACACAAGAACAAATTAAAAATATATTGGCTCAAGGTATGACAGATGCTGTTATGGGATTAATTGATGGATCTAGAACATTAGGACAGGTATTAGCAGGTGTGGCAAAACAACTTGCAAGTATGTTTTTAAATAAAGCTTTCAGTAGTATTTTTGGAGGTATGTTTGGTGGCGGTGGCGGTGGCGGTGGTGCATTACCACCATCACCAATATATGTTGCAGCACAAGGTGGTTTTAGTAGATCAGGAGGATTTAAAGCTTTTCAATCTGGAGGTGTTGTAAATTCTCCTACTATGGGAATGATTGGAGAGGGTGGTGAATCAGAATACGTCATACCTGCTTCTAAGATGTCTGGTGCGATGTCTAGATATTCAGCAGGTGCTAGAGGTGGTGCTGTTATCCCAGGTGGTTCAGGTGATTCTGGCACAGTTGCAGGTTCTTCTGGTAACACAGTTGTTGAATATACAGGACCTACATTAAACTTTAATGGTGATGAGTACGTTCCAAAATCTGCTGTTCCTGAAATTATAGGTGCTGCTACAAAGCAAGGTGCAATGGCTGGTAAAGCACAAACTTTTAACGCTTTAAAAAATTCTAGAAGTCAACGTGCATCTCTTGGATTATGAGCCTTACAACTATAGTTACTTTTGTAGAAGTATTTTCTGTTAATAAAGCATCTAAAAGGGATTCTAAATATTTTTTACAAAATGCTAAAAGAGGTAAATTTGACAAAATGGAACTTGCAGGAACAACTGACGATCCTCAAATAAATAAAAATAATAAAGTTGTGGAAAATTTAATTAATTTTGACTCTGGTACAGTTCCTGGCAGAGGACTCCAAAAATACTATTATTTACCTTTTATATATCAAGGTACAACTATTAATAGGTCGGGAGATAATATTGAATCTAATTTAATATTGGCTAATCATCCATTAAGTATGGCAAAAGCACAACAAGCTGTAATTAATAGATATTTTGTAGAAGTAAATGTATGTATTGTTGCTAACAATGATATTGATAATATAACAAATATTTTAACAACTGATACATGGCTTGCTGCTTCTTTATCCTACGATCCAGAAGTTGTAGAGGTTTTATTAAGTAGTGCTGTTGATGCTGTTGGTGTTAACGTACCAAATTTAGTTTTAACTACCGATGCTGTTGGTAAACTACCTGTAACAAGTGATATTCAAAATAGATGAAGCCACATCAACTTATTGGTTTACCTTATAGATT